CAAGAAGTACATACCTCATTTATTGTCTCCGAAGAAATGTTCAAGCGCACCAATCTCCGTAGTTACCTTTGATTTCTTCTTTGGTTCATCCTCACCACCAAGGCTATTGAGATATTCAATCAGTGGTAAAGCAAACTCACCATCCTCATCATGCTTCTGTAGTTCGTATGTATCAATCGCTGAACTAAGCACTAGCCTTTTCTTGATAGCACTTTGCTTCTTCTCTTTCTGAATAATGTGGATATATGCATAGAAGCAAGCCTGAGTAAAGTATGAGAAAGGATTCTGAGACTTTGCTGGGTCGAATGAATGCATATTCTTGATACAGGTCTCAACTCCTGCACCGATCATTTCTTCAAGATATGAATAGTTCCGGAAGTTGTGTTTCATTGCAAGACCTTTTGCGATCTTCCAAACACACTCACCGAGATAGTTACTAATGAGAGGAAGTTCAGTACCTGCCTCTTTGGCGATCACATATGCTTCTTTGTATTTCTTGATCTCTTCATAGAACTTGACGTTGTTTACGTAGTGGTTCTTATTGTCCGCATCAACTGGAGGGACTACTTTAATTGAATTATCTTGCATTGAGGTACTCCTATGGAACTCAGCCAAGTATACCCCATTTCCCAGGAAAGTAAAATAAATTGTTAGGCGTAAANTTTATTTTACANTTGCTTTTTACAAGGTATAATTCAACTGNAGCGTTGATATTACTGGNTCTTTAGAGGGACTTTTACCAATTCCCATTCAAACTGCTCTGCATCATAGACCTTGACTCTTTCCTGAAAATGTTGCATCGTGGTGTTTATATAGGACTTGCAACTCAGGTCATCCACGATATCAAACAAATTGCAGTGAGTCTTCCCATCTTTCAGTCGTAATCCGCGACCAATACTCTGACGAATTCTAATCGTAGACTTGGTTGGCACAGCGAAGATAATGTTCGCGATAGATGGCATATTGATACCAGTGCTGAAAAGAGATGAGGTCGCGATAATAACTGCGTCATTTTCTTTCTCAACAGTCAATCGAATCTTCTCTCGATCTTCGACGTCAGTACCGCCATGCACAAAGTATATAGACCTACCAGATCCATCCAGTTTCTGTGAGATCATATCATTGAGAACTGCTCCATGACGTTCCACGAAGTTGAATAGAATAAGAGTGTTGCCAGAACAGGCTTTGGCTAGGTTGACAATAAACTTATTTCTTTCCTGACAGCCAACAAGATAAGAAATCTCCTCAGCATACTTCATACCCTTCAACTGCTTACGTAGTTCTTCTGGGTGTTGTAGCATCAATGCTTTGATCTTTAGGGTAGTTACCTGACCCGCATCCATCAATTGCTTCGTCGTAATTACTTTATAGATTGGCCCCATCAATCCAACAAGACTTAGTTCATTAATCTTGTTGTTATCAATAGTTCCCGTGGTGCCAGTCCTCCACTCTGTCTTGATGAACTTTTCCATCGTCGCGAGCACTGCTGCTGCCTTGTAAGTATGTGCCTCATCGAACAGTGCTACGTCAACGCTAGAAGTTAGGTTCGAGAAGTTGTCTGGGTCATTCTTCATCATAGCAGTAATAGACTGCCAGGTGCTGATCATAATTGGCTTGTGAAATAACTTTTCTTTGCCGGAATACAGCAGCTGTATATTACCCTCAACATCCCATCCGTTCTTCGTAGAGTAATCTTTGAAGTCCGAGAAGATCTGTTCTACGAGCATTGTCGTCGGAACAATGAGTAGTACGCTCTGATTTTGATCAACATGGTAACGCGTCTTGCAGTAAAGAATCGCGCTCTTACCAGAACTCGTTGGTGAGATTAGCAGGTTGCGCTTTGTCTCAAGAGTTTTATATACTGCCTGATATTGATACTCCCGTACTTCGAGCAACTCACCACGAGCAGTCAGCTGAAGCGAGTCAACGTAGGCACGAACGTCTTCTTCTTTGAGATTGGTTCTATTATCTAGACTCTTATCAATCTCGAACTCATACTCGCGATCCTTTACGAATTTGATGGCGATCGCGAGTAACCCTTTGTATAGGGTTTTTCTGCGAGCATCGAGCATACGGATCTTACCATCCCAGATCTTCGCCTTTACCTTGGGGTGGAACTTATACCCAGGTGCGAAGAACGTAAAGAAGTCCGACATCTCCTGCTCAATACCGAAGTCATCAATGAGAACCTTAATATGCGTCTCATTGAATTCAATAAATCGAATCACGCGCCAGCCCTAAATTTATTCCACTCAATGATGTTCTTTACGTGGAATGATCTTGACCTAATCTCACCGAGAACTGATTCCAAGTAATAGATCACAGATTTCAAATACTCAACTCGAGCAAGGATAGTCTGCACTTGCTCATCAGCATCGAGTAATGCTTCGACTTCGGATTTGAGAGTTTTGTATTGCCACTGCTCCCAGCTATTCTCTTCAAGTTCTTCGCGAGTCATCTCTCCACGAAAATACTTAGACTTCTTGGCTCGGAGCTGGCTAAACTCAAACTGCGTCTTTGTGAGTTTGAGTCTATAGTTCATCAACTCACCAAGGTACTTCGCATGAAGACTTGGACTAGTAGCTGATGCTTTGTCAGGGTGTAGATCATCTATTGAGCAGTCAGTTTCCCACTGCTCTCGAATTTCATCGAGTGTCATAATATATTACAGGAAGTTAAGATAATGTATAGTACGTATAATCAAATGTAACTGTTGCTCTCAGAAATTGAACATCATTGCTCTGAGAGGTGAACGGTAAACTACTTAGAGATGTTGGAAATGCGTCCACGAAGGTAATTCTCTGAACAGGATTATTGCTGCTGTTAAGAATAGTCAATGATGCATCGGAGTAACCCTTTGCTAGTTCACCATAAGAATTAGAGTTCTTCTCCGAGGCTAAGTATGCCTTATACATAGCATGATTTTCTGGATACGTTAGACCAACCATCCAGGCATAAATCGCTTTGTAGTTAGCGAACTGTTCATCTACGAGGAAACTAACACTAAGGCTAGAAAAATCAGCAGTCTCTCCTGGAATCTTAATAGGATGAACGCTAGATCCCTGAACAATAGTGCCGATACTTAATGTAGGCAACTCCACGTCCTGTACAAAGAATGTCAGTTCAGGAAGTTTACTGACCGAGAATAAAAACCCATTTGGATTTAATGGGTTGATATTACTCGGCGATGGACATGTCAGAATAGTCATACTTTAGCAATTCCATTTACGTAGTGCTAGTGCTTTACGAGTTGGTTCACCATTTGGTTTTTTCATAGCACCTTCCATACCACCCATACGCGCACAGAAAGACTTACGGCGATTTGCTGCTTTGCTTCCTGGTTTCAGCTTAGATGGTGGGGTCGTCACTGGTGCTTGCAGATTTGCGCCTTTGGCATTGTAAGCATCGCGACCCTTTTGAGTTAACCCACCAGTTGATGACTTGTGTCCTTTGGAATCAACTGCGTATTCTAGTAATTCTTCGTCTGTAAACTCTTCAAAGTTTTCCCAAATTACTTCAGAGTCAATACCATATTCAGCTGATAGCTCTTCAACAACTTCTTCGATTAGATCGAATTGTTCTTCTAAATTTTCGCCCAATTCTTCTTTAGATTGTAAGTAATCTCTAACTGAACTAATATAATCTTGAGCTAAAGTTATTTTGGATTGAACCCACTCTGGCATATTCTCATCGTCAGAAAGCATGTCAACTAAATCTTTTGAGTTGCGGCAGATAGTTTGTAACTGTAATCTGGCCATCTGGCCCTCGTAGTCATACTCACCACTATCAATTGCCTTTGCTGCTTCGACAAGAGGATGGAACATATAGTCAACATCTTCTGCCACGCAGTTTGGAACCATTCTATTTCCCTTTTTCTTTACGCCAACTTGTTTATAGCCAACCCAGCATGCTTCCAGTATTTCCTCATCAATACTTTCTCCATACATTTCACGATACTTTAATGTATGCTTACTTAGTTTAGTTTTGGCATTTGCGTCTCCTGGTGCTGGCGCATACGCTGATGGATCGCTATCACTTTTCTTATCCATTTTATCAAAGTGTGCTGCTCTGTCTTTTGCTGTTGANTTAGAAAGACCAGCAACATATTTCTTAGGCAGTCCAGANTCTTTGTCTTTCGCTACTTCTGAGATTTCTTCTTCACGAAGGTCTTTATCAGCACCGTGATATGTTCCCTTNCCNTTGGTNATGTAAGAGTTTACGCGAGCCATTCCCCATTGTTGAGGAGTAGTTCCTGGGCGATGGCCTGAATTCCATGCTGCCATACCGCGATTATAAACTTTGCGTAATGTGCCGATTGACACACCAGATTTTTCTGCTTTGGCAGCAAGCCCAGATTCTGCTGCTTCACAGATATCGAAATCTTCTTTTACTGGATTAGCGAATTGTTTCTTCGTCGCTTTGGTGATACCAGAGAATCGCTTATTGCCTTTCTTGAAGTCACCTGCCTTATCAGCAGCTGTTGCCTGTTCTCCTGCTTTCTTTTTATAAGAAGCCAAAGTAACATTAGACAATTCGTTGATCTCAAGGAAGGATTTGAATGACATCATACTTTCATACATCGCTTCTTTTCCTTTATAGTCATGGATGTTGTGTAAGGCTTGACTCGCCACCATCGCATTCTTGGTTTTTGCTTCTAGATCTTTGTGTAATGCTCGGAATGCTTTTGTCTTAGTTGCTTTATCAGAGGCAGATGATGTATATGGGTCATTACCGACCTTAGCATCTGCCTCTCTATATTTTAAGTATTTCTTTACGGACTCATTGTCAATACCAAGAGCCTGTAAATCTTTGTGCACTACTTTCATATTAAGCAAACATCTTAACGAAACGACGCCATTCTTCTTCTGACCCACCCTGCGACTCAATACCAGCGCGCACGTTGAGACCACGTACCAGTGAGCGAAGGTTAGCACTCTTCTCAGAGATCTTTCTTGCTCTTAATACATCAACCACTTCCATTCTTGCTTCTTTAGCCAATGGGTAGTTAACATCTAATGGAATAAAATCAACAATCTTAATCATAAAATCATAGATCTCTTCATTGGTCGGGTCAACGTTCATAACGAAACCACGAGTGCGCAGAGCACCATCCGGATCTAGTTTAGCCAATGGCATATTCGAGATGAAGATAATCTTACCTGTGAAGTCAAAGTAACGTGGCAGAACGTCTTCGTTATCTTCCTCTTCATCGAAGTCATCTGGATCAACGAAGTTCTTACCACCCTTCATCCAAGAGATCTTACGATTCTTCTTCGTATCAGCAGCTGCCTTAAACAGATTACGTCCTTCTTGGTCATTCAGTGCCGAGTCCGAGTCATCGAATAGAATAATGTCTTTACGGTGCGTATAAAGAATTCTATAGATACCAGTTGGCGTAGCTGAACCAGTAATCTTAAAGTAACCTTCACCATCGCTCTTACCAGCTGCGTGTAGCATATCCTCAACAGTCTGCGTCTTACCAGTACCGCCTCGACCACCGACCCACATAGAGTTTGTGGCATTGCTCATAAGCAACTTCATACCAGACTTGAGCGAATCGAGTTGCTCTTCATAAGTCATACGATCGATGTCAGCATCGCTTGCGCCATCAACGATGTGTTCTTCTTTGCTTCCGCTACTGATATTAAAAGCAACGGCATCATCGCCACCAGAGATTGCAGAAAGAATCTTGGATGCGTCAATCTTCGATGCGTCGGCGGCATCAATGATAATCTTTGCGCCTTGCTTCTTGAACAATTCTGGATATTGCTTCTTGATCTCATTCGCTGCTTTATCCCAGCGTGGACCATACTTCTTATTGCCACCATTCTTATACTGGTCAGCAATCTGAATGTTATTCTTTAGTGCGTTGATGATATTCGAAACAGTCTTCGACAATTCACCAGAAGTATATGTTGCTTCAGTTAGGTCTCTACGAAAATCAAGTACTAGATTAAACTCAGGTGAGATATCTTCAGTAACATAGATACCAGATTTCTCGACCTTACCTTCTAAGAACTCAACGACGAATGGTAATACCTTTACCAGAGACTGTGCCTCATCGAATTTGATGTGATCGCTTGGGGTTGGCTGCGGGAGTTTTGAACCATCCCAGTAATCCATTGATAGCAGACCATTCGCTGTGTTAATAGTGGTCTTCCAGTTGAAACGAATAGATTTATTTGAACCAAGGAAGAAACGGATACCAGTCATCACACTCCCACCAGAAGGAGTAAATCGTTCTGGGACTGGATATAGATAAATCTTGTTTCCGAGTTTCTTACGAAGATACTTCAGAACAAGCCCAGTTGCTCTGCCGAAATCTTTTTGTCTAATTTCTTCGTTTAACTGCGTCATATTATCCTTCTTTATTTTT